CAATCGACTACACCCACGACGAGCTTGCTCGTTGGTTTGCGGTGGTCGACGCGAAGTGTTGTGATTGTGATGAGCCCAGTTTGCGAGAACTTGAGTTCACGGAAAAAGACGTTAAGTTGTGGCGGGATAGGAAGAATCCTATGCACCGCGCAAAGACATTGAGATTTATGAAAAACTCCTTCGGACCGAAGTGGGGTAAGATTTTGTCTCATTTCGCCGGCTTTCTGCCCCGCGGGGTGTTCGTTCGTATTCGCCAAATCCTTCTAAGATTTACAGCCTGTTGTGAGACATGCTGGATCAAGAACCTGAAGGCTCTTTCGGCGCGTGCGATTAAGATGAACATCCTGCAAGGGCATGGAGTGTGGAGTTATATGGCCGACCTTAAGGTGTTAGGTGGTTATGATTGTGCCCCCAACAGGGCTGACGTGTTCGAAGAGATGAAAGACAAGATATTAGACCAGGACGGTCGAAAACTTTTGTGGACTAAACGGATGGAGGAGAAGTTGGACGCCGCTGTACTTGATATTAACTTCAGGGCACCCGGCGACCAGATAACATTCGGGCAATTCATGGAGTTCAGGGACGCATGGGGTTTGGCGGGCGCGAGTACAGAAGGTACTCCCGTCAAGATAGCTATGTGCCGGCCAGGTATCGAGTTGGAGAAAGCGGGGCCCGCTGACGGGCAAGATTGGAAAAGAACCTCTCTGAGAGGCAAGTTCGTTAACAACTTGGCCTCGTCGGAAGAGGAGCTGGTCCTTTCGGCTCTGACTGAACATCCTCTGCTCCTCTACCCTTTCAGGAAGGAGGACGAACCGGCCCGGACGAGGGGCGTTATTTCTACGGATTCGAGGTCGTATAGGAGGTGTGCCTATGTAGACAAGATCATGGTGGCTGATTACAATGGAAAGAAGTTGTGGACAACTCTTGGACTTTCGCCGATGCGAAAGGCCGAGTCTCGAAGTTCTCTGCACGCTCTGAATTCTCGTAAAGACATTTTTGCGGTTTCGCTGGACCAAAGCGAATTCGACATGTCCCAAACGAAGAAGGCGGTACGTTATGCGATAGAGGCAGTTTTCAATGCTGCCATACTCGCGGCTCGTGACGACCTGAAGGCTGAACTCACGAGGATGAGGGACGTAGAACTTTCGGCGTTTGATAACGCGATAGTAATATTCAGAACGCCAGAGGGGGAACTGAAGATTGAGTGGAAGAGGGGAGTGCCGAGCGGACATGCTTGGACCGCTCTAATAGACACTTTGATCAACAGGGCCGAGGCGGAGACAGTAGCAGAAGATCTCGGGGTGGAGATTCTGGATGCCAGGTATCAGGGGGACGACGCTGTGTTGTTCCCCCGGACGCCAACGACGGGGTAAGATTGAGC